GTCAGTTCGTTCATCTCGCACCTCCTTACAGATCAGAAAGCGCAGCTTGCTTCTGCCCGACGATTTCACCGTTCATGCAATACTTGCCGATTTCGTCCTCATCGTCGATATCCTTGTAGATATCCACCATTTCCAAGCTCTCCCATCCAATGATGGTCTTGATCACAGAATCGGGCAGGTTCGCCTTGGCAAGTGAAGTCGTAAAGAAGTGCCGGAGACTATGCCAATACACAGGGATGCCCAGAATATTGGAGAAGGTCTCCGCCCAGCTGTTCAGTGTAGAGATAGGCACCGTCTTCGTAGGATCGTCCCTGTCAGGGAACAGCCACTCACTTTCGATACCCAGATCTGCCCGCTTCGCCATCCACGCATCGAAGTAGGGCTTGAAAGGCTTTGCCAGCACATAGCAGGTAAGCATTTTTCCATTGACGCCCTTGCCCTTCGTTCTGACTTTCTCAGGCGTTTTGTAAAACGTGCCATAGATGATGTTCTCGTCGTCGAAGTACGACACTTTGAATCGCGTCAGCTCAGACTTGCGCCGTCCAGAATACCGCGCCAAAGCGAAGCAGCAGGCTTTCTCGTACTGCCCGCGCTCCATCAGATAGTCCAAGAGTTGATCGGCCTGTTCGTCGGTCAGCACCGTCTTCTCTCTGGTCGGCTCATTTACCGGGTTCTCGATCTTGCGGACGATTGACCGGAAGTTGGGAAGCTCGTCATCCAAGATTGCTTCGATGTAGTTGCTCAAAGATGACAACGTACTCTTCAGCCGGCGCACACGGGCGGGAGAGTTCTCGTTGTTCCGCAACAGCCAGTTTTGGTACGAGATGATGTCACGCTTGCTAATCTCCGGGAAATACTTGTTGTCCGCATTTTGGAGTACCCACACGAAGAAGATATACAAATCGCTCGTATATGCCTTAACGGTGGAATCCGCCTTGCCGATACTCCGCAGGTATTCCAGAAAATCGTTCATCAGCCGAATGTTCTTCGGGTTGATCTGGGCGATCAATTCCGGGCTGGTGATCTTGTTTTGTCTCGTCTTCCGTCCCATAACTCTCACCTCCTTTTTCGTATGAAGAAAGAGCCGCACCTTTTTAGGTACGGCTCTTAAAAAATGGTTAGCAAATAGCTGTTTTATTCTGTTATGTGTAGCGGGGCTTCTCTCCACCCTCTACCGCATACCTCATCCAGTCCAGTATGACAATACCCACAACGGATAGGACGAGCCACAGCAAAGTAAACTGCGGGCAGATTTGTCCCAGGATGTTCCCGGCCAAGTGCGAGTAATCCCACACTCCCAAACCAAGCCACACATTCAAAACAAGTCCGGTAACGAACTCTAACGCTGTAATCGCGGCAGCACAGATACACGCCTGCCCTACCAGCGGCATTCCCCAGGGAAGCTCTGCTCCGAAGTGTTCCAGGGGGACGGCCAGAATAATCGCCAACGCAAACATCGTCCAGCTGATCGTTTCTGGCCTACCCTGAGAAGTCTTCCAGATGACCTCACCGAAGAAATACACACCGCCAGTCCAAAACCAGAGCAGAACAGAAAGCACCCACTTCCCAATTCGTTTCCGCTCCATGCTTATCTTACCCCATTCTCCGGCAATTTCTTTCAGCCGGTTTTGTTCCCTCAGCGCCTCTTCCTCTTTGACCTCAGCGCCAAACTGTGCCAACATAAAGGCTTGTGTCTTAATGATCTCAGCCTGACGAATGCAGATGTCGGTTAGTTCCGCAATCAGCTCAACGCTACTCATGCGGCACCGCCCAGCTTTTGCATGATAGCTTTCATCTGAGCCTGGGCTACTGCCATCTTCTCAGACAAAGCCGCAGCATAGGGTTCAGGCAGATCCATACCATACTGCACAGCAGCGATCTCCTTAGCGTCAGTCATGGCATTGACATAGCTCTTGAGAGCATTGTGATATGCCGTCTGACCAGTAATCAGCGTCTGAGCCGCAACGTAAATCTGAGCAATCTCGGTAGCAGAATACACCGTGCAGGTTCCATCATCGGCCTGATAGGGGAACTCAGTACCTCCCAGCTCAACCACGCGGAACAGGTTGTTGATATTGCTCTGATCCTCCAGTTTCAGATTGAAGTGGTCACGGCGATCCCCGATAGGTACGTCTACGCCGGCTACGATGACCGCGTTGCAAGCCTTGGAAATTTCCAAGAGTTTCGCTGCACGTACAGTTTCCAAGGCATTGTCACTGCCAAGGATTTCCACTGCATCTTCGGTCGTGATCCAACCATTCGCAACGGCCTTCAGAAGGCCGTTCGCTGAAATGGAGGGTTCGATTCCGCGCAGGCCATTTTCATACATTTCTCTCAGTTTATCCTTCATCTCTCAGCCCTCCAAAATTGTCCGAATCAGACCTTCGATGGTAGTCTGATGGCTTTTGAGTTCTTGCCCACCGTCGATCTCTGAGACAACGACAGTATCGGCACCCTCAATATCTTCATGCCCAACCAGGTTATAGGCCACGCTCTTGAATGCCACACCGATAGCATCTTTACGAGTTGCTGTAGTAAAACATCCGCCATCACCATAACGGATGTAGTTGACAGAATCGGTAATACCCAATTCCGTCCCGTCAATTTTGATAATCCGATACATTACTTGACCTCCTTTGCACCAATCAACTTGGCGATATGTTTCAGATCTTCGATTTCAGCATTATAGAAATCGTGGTTCCAAAGCCAGAAATCATCACGATCACTGCACTTGTACTGCTGGCAGCGAGGATCATCCCAAATCTTATCCCATCTGTCCTGATGTGCCTCATCATGCTTTGCAAGTGTAGACTTGATGGTTTGAATGAGTTTTCCACGCAGAAGCCCTTGTCCATCGTCGTTTTGCGCAAAGAACTCATATGCGCAATCACTGAACACGGCACATACCGGTTTCCCGTTGTACAGCAAAACATTTCCACCCACTTCCAGCTTCGTGCCGTATGGGATATTTACTTCGCCGCTAATAGTCTTGAACTTTGCTCTTTTTACTGTGATATAGCTATTGTGGTTCACCGTGATATACCTCCAAATAAGAAAACACCCGAAGACTTGCTTCGAGTGTAATCTGTTAGTTATTTTTTACGCGGACTTCTTTAGTTGTTCTTGCTCTCTATACCGATTAAACATGGCATAGTGCAGCCGCCTCAACCGTAACAACCTGCCGTGATCGTCAAAATGCCTGTAGTACGCAGTCTGGCATTCCATATATTGATCTATCTCGAAAAGTGTTTTCTTGCCAGCAAGATATTCCCTATGGAACATTTTCAACTTACGCCTTGCACGCTTCACACCATCACGGCTACCATTGATCTTGATTGCTCCGGTTTCCGTCAATGTGAAACGAGCCTTACAAAACCTAAACGGCTTTATAAGCGGAATGATTTTACACTTTTTCTTATTCACCCTAATACCGAAAGACTCAAACTTTTTAACAATATCTCTTGCTATCTGTTTCAGTTCTTCAATATCATGGTAAATAACATAGTAGTCATCCATGTAGTGACCGGCGCAGTGAAGACCAAGCTGGCATTTGATATAGTTGTCAATCGCACTTGGAAGAGACACCATCTCCTGCTGGCTCGGCTCCACGCCCAAAGGCATACCTCTACCAGGCGCATTGCCATAAGGCGCATAGTCAATAATCGCGTCTGCTACTGCCCGAATCTGCGGGTCAAGCATTACTTGCTGATGCCGACGATAGATGATGTCTCTGTTAGCATTCGGAAAGAAGCTCTTCAAGTCAAGAAGGAATATGCCCCCTTCTCTTCCATAGCGTCGGTAATGCCATGCAAGCTGTTGTGTTACCCTACGGAAATGCCAATGTAGTCCCTTACCTCTCTGACTTGCTCCGTTGTCGCAAATCATACCCGGATGATAAATGGGAATGAGGACTTCATTTGTAAAAACCTTATGAATCTGCCGATCGTCGATGTGCGGGGCATCAATCGGTCGCACTTTTCCACGCTCAGAAATGGTGAAATGTGCGCATTTCTTTTGTTTCCACTTACCGTCCAAAACTTCACGCCGTCTCTTGGCTGTTCCAGAAAATAAGTGAAGCTCAAAGTTTTGTGTACTCTGTTTCCAACGGACACCCGTACAACATTTTCTTCCATAGAAGAACATATCGTGATAGTTGAAAACATCTTGAAGTGTACCGACTTCTTTGCTTCGTTTCAGTCTGTTTGCTTGTCGCTTTGATTTTCTGCGATGATATCTTGCCTCTCGGCGTTCTTCGCTTGTCATAAAAAGTGTTCGCCCTCCGCATAGTTGTCTTGTAGGTGCGCATCTAAACTACTTTGACCCGACACATGAAACGAGGATAGCGCAAGTACCCCGCCATGCAAGCAGCGTCCGTG